TAGAAAGGGGAGAAGTAATCATGGTCCAGGTGATTCCGATTTAAGGGGTACACGAAGCATACCGTCACGATACTCATCACGGCGACGACGGCCTTGTTGTTCTGTGCCCAAGCCTTGGATGGCCTCTTTATAGGCACTTCTAAAGTACTGCATCATTTCAGGTGGTCCTTTAGTGTAACTATAGGCTTGAATTAAGCAGGCATAAAGCAGTGATTCCGGCGCGTTTGTACTAATCCAAGTAGTTGGGTTAGCCGTTGATAACTGCGCCGGACGATATATGTACCCTAACTCTACGCTGTAATTCTGGTTTGGCGTAGGCGCAATATAAAAAGTGTTTTGGTCCCAAACAGCATAGTATTTTGGAGTGCCTTGCGTAGTTCCGTTGGCCCAGTATTCTTTCATAAAAGACGTGTCACGGAAGTCTAGGAAAAGCTGCTCACCACTAGTAGGTGTCAAAATCATATAACGATGCGTAAGCAAGTCGGTTGGCGCAGTTAAAAACCTATTGCCCTGTGTCATACTGCCAGTAGCTTCTAGCTTAAACACATCTAAGTCAATCTCACGCAGTATTTGGTTTTCTGACAGGGTAATAAACGTGTCAATTACCGCCGAAGTGAAGACATTACTGCCCACTTCAGTGTAGTTTCGGATATTAGTAACGAGTTCGTTATAGGTCATGTAATACTCACAGTCACTTTACCAACAACGCCCTGCGCAATTAACGCTTGATCTTGCACATACGGTAGCATATTTGCTGTGCCTAGGACGCTGCCATAACTTTGGAAAGCAGTAAAGCCTGGTGATCCAACAAACACGGACACCGGTTCAATACGATCGGGCCGCGGATCACGCAACGCGATTGCATCGCCCCTAAATCGTAGAGGCTCTAGCTGCGGCTCTTTGGGTTCATAGTCGTCTGGACAAACCATAAACCCGCGCCAATTCTTGCGTAAAACATTATACGGATAGCGTTGTCCGCAGTAATCGCATAGCGCGTTAGAGAATTTACCGGAGGCGAAAGCCATTTTATACCCCTAGGTCCGGCACAAACTGCACGCTCGCCGTGTCACGGTCCTCTACCGCTGCCCGCTGGAAATCCTCTTCATAAATGCTTTTTAAAGCAACCGCGCGGTCTGCTGCAAATTTAAGCGCTAAATAGTACGCCAAACCTGATGCTAGACACGGTAAAAACCGAAAGTTTACATCGGCAGTATTGGTGTAGTTACCTGCGTCTTGAATCCGGCGAATACGGTAGTAAACAAAGGTGTAGTTTTGATCTGCCGCAGGGTAGAAATACACCTTAGGGATAATTGTTCGTTCCACATAAAACTGCGCAGGTCTAGCCTGTGTAGTCTTATCAGGCACATTGAGCCAGTCTCCTCGGCTAATCCGATCAAGGTATACATCGGTATTAATGCCCTGGTTACTCTGACGAATGACGGCTTCTAAAACATTAACCACATCCGTAGGCAACGAAATCTCGTTAACCCCTTGTGTTAAGGCAAAAGTAGCCTGTTCAATGGTCCATAAATTTAAGCCACGGTTAGCCCAATCAAGAAACAAGATGTTCAGTGACCGACGTGCCGAAGAAAGTTGATAACCACTCTGTGGGCGCATACCACAACGCTCATAGGCCTCTTCAATAAGGTCATCAATTGACAGGTCAAAGATAGTGGTGTTAGAAGTCGTCATTTGCTGTACAGGTTATTAAAAGTTTGCTCTGCATCCATGTACGAATCATCTTGTTCCGCACAATGGGTCCATTGACTTGGTCTAAAATCAGGTGCTCCTTCGCCCGTCTGCCAAAACGCTGGGCTTGTAACCCTAACTCGGTTATTAGGCAAGGCTACAATATTTCCTGTCCACTTACCGGCATCGGTTAACATTAAAACATGGCTCTGCTTGTGCTGCGCAGGACAGTCTGCCACTTCGCTTTCCGTATAGTCTACGGTAAACAAGTACCGGCCGGTATACATTTCACCTTCTATCTTACAAAGCCAAGGACTTGGACTTGTTCTTGCAAATTTCACCACAGTGTGATGATGCGAAGGACAATCCCAAGGCTGTGCTAAATGTGTAGGCATCCGCTCTGGCCACTGCTCTAAAGGAATGTCTCCCACTAAAGCAGTAATCGGCATTCTTGCCCACATCGCCCCTCCATGTACATTTTCAGCACCTTCTTCGAGGCTTTCACACCCTGTAAATACAAGTTGAAAACTTAAGCAACGATCCGGCATCGTATTAACCGCAATAACATTTGCGTGTAAATACTCACCGTGGTACTTTTGGTGCAGGTGCGTAAACTCACGTCTAACCCAGCACTTAAAGTACGGAATGTTGCTGATAAGATAAGGCATTACCTAGAACGAGCACCGCCCGACGCCCTGCCTTTGGCCATCTTTTTAGCAACACCACCAGCAGCGTAGCCTTTAGACATCATGCCACCAGCCGCGTAGCCTTTAGACATCATATTGCCGCCCATCATGCCGCCGCCCTGCATGCCTTTAGGTTTTTTAGCCGCGCCACCTTTAGCCATCATTGCTGGGCCTGTAGTTGTGCTAGTCTCAGACATCATCTTGTTTTTCGGACCGTTCATTACGGCACCACCACCACGCGTTGCTGCTCCCATTCCTTTTCCAGCCATGATTAAGCTCCTTTTTTCATTGCACGGCCTTTAACGTCGGCTGTTTTACGTTTCACGGCACGGCCCATTCTGTCGGCCATGTCAGAATTCTTCATTATCTTGCCGTCAGGCATTTTGTGTTTGCCTGCCATGCCACCTTTTTTCATTGCGGGAGGCATTCCCTGAGGCATTCCCTGAGGCATTCCCTGAGGCATCGGCCCACGCGCAGGAGGCATTGCGCCCCGCATTGGCATGCCAGCAGGACCGCCCATTTGCATCTTCTTGGGCGTGCCGCCTTTTTTCATCTTACCAACGCCATCGGCCGCAAAAGATGGGACCATCTTTCCGCCTTTTTTAACCATCTTTAACTTTGAAGTTGCCATCTATTGCTCCTTACTTTCCTTGGTGAATAAGTTTGTCAATTTTCTCTTCCAGCTTGTTAAAACGCTGGTCAATGTGATCCATAATTTTATCAACTTCTGCTTGAGTAACATTATCACGGGCTACCTCTTCTCTTGTTTTATTTAACAAAATACTGATGCGGGCCAGCTCTGCAAACTTCTCATGCATCATGTATCCAATTACTGCTATCAATATAGTCAGTGCGCCAGTCCATAATTCCATTACGTTTAGCATTTCCATCTCTTTAGACTCGCAGCCTTCCTTGTTGGTTTGCCGTTCTCGTCTTTCATTGGTCCGGGCATCCCTGACATCCTGGCGCAAAACGATTTCTTCCTCGCGCCCCCTTGTGGCTGCGGAGGTTTTAAATTAGACCCCGTAGCCGCATTATATTTTGCACGACCTTTAGCAGTGAGCCCCGCCCCTTTTGCTACCGGTAGCTTCTCACCCCTACCAATAGACAGGGACGGGGCCTTCTTAGCCATAGAAAATTGTGACTGAACCCACATTCGTCACAGTTCCATGAACATTGGTGCTAAATAAAACACCGTCGCCCGGAAGCATAAGATACGTAGGTTGCGTGGCAGAAGCCACGGTGTTAAGCGTCATAACGGTTGTACCGCCTGACCCACCATTTCTAAATATCACACTACCCGCCGTACCTGTTGGGACTATGTAAACAGCCTTGATCCTTGTTCTACCAAGAGCAATAGGTGTTTGATTGGTAAATTGCCCAGTATTAGTTAGCGGCACACTCGCTTGTACATCAGTCGTCATGTTGTTGCTCCGGTTTGTCTGCTATTTTTTGCAACCAGTACTGACATTCTTGCATAGCTCCAGCAATAGCATTTAGATTAGCTTCCCCTTGCCGCCTTTGAGCCTCTAGCGCCTCAAGGCGCTCTTTAAGGTCTAACTCGGTCATGTTTGGCTACTGTATAGTGGAATGTAACGGGTAAGGCCGTTGACTCGAATACGCAAAGAACCACTTAGTGAAGTGGGAGCAACAGTGGTAAAAAGTACGTTACCAGATGCGCCTGTGCTAACGGGAGAGGCACTACGACCAACGTCAAACAAATTCAA